TAGTACTACCTTACGTACTCTCGAAAATAACGAAAAGCTTGCTCAACTTATTGAAACGTTTAATAATACATTTGTACGAAAAGGTGAAGTCATTGGTAACACCAGATCCCACGTTACGAAGTTAATATCACACATAAAATTAAAGTTTCAAAAAGAGATAGATAGTAGAAAGAGCGAAAAAGGTAAATCAGCTCAAGTACAAAAATTAAACGATATACTTAAATTCTTTTCACCACAAAATAAAATAAGTTTGGAAATGATGTTTGAATTACAAAAATCTATAGTTCTAGCAAAATTAAAAATTATAAATATACTTAATAAGTTAAATGGCGCGCAAACGTTTCTTAAGACTCGCGATGGGTATAAGGTAACGGGTCAAGAAGGGTATGTGGCCATTGACAAACTTGGTGGTGATGCAGTGAAAATAGTTGATCGTATGGAATTTTCATATGCCAACTTTTCACCAGAAATTATAAAAGGATGGGACAAGCCGGGGAGGAACTAATGGCACCATTAGATTTTAAACATATGACGTCTGCAGATTATAAGCCAGGCGAAACAGATGAAGTCAAATACTACGCTCAGAAACGTAAGAAGCAATATCACGGAAATGAGAGCGTACAATCAGCAGATAGAAAACCTGAAAAGTATACAAAGCCTGACGGTAAGGTCGGCATACGTATGGTTAAGATTGACAAAGAAATTGTCAAAAAAGAAGCAATTGTCGATCCTAATGACTTAAAAGGTAGACCAAAAAAAGCAGATCCTAATCCCGAATCTCCTTATGGTATTAAACATCCATTACATCCAGCTAATTTGAAAAAGAAAAAAGCTAAAAGCGAAGCTTCTTCTCCTTCAGTTCTTAAACCAACTAAACCATCTGACATAACTAAACACGCTAGAACACTAGCAAAAAATCCTGGTGATTATGAACGTAATAAGAAAAAGTATATTGATAAAGCTCGTGCTAAAGTATTTAGAATGTATCCAAGAGAAGAAGTTGAAGAAGCTACTTGGCCAGATGAGATGCCAAATGATGTAGATGAAGCGTTAAACCTACAACAAAGAATGAAACGCTCAAGACTCATGAAGCGTTTAAAAACAAGAATTAAAATTGGTCGTCAAAGAGCTATGAGAAAGATGGCTAACAAAAAGACTCTTGAGAAAAGATCAAATCGACAAGCTCGTAATCAAATAGCAAAGAAGTTAACTCGAGGAATTCCTAAGAGCGAACTTACATTTGCTAGAAAACAAGAGATTGAAAAAAGATTAGATAAGCCGGCTTTAAAACAAAGAATTGCAAGATTAGCAAAACGTATGTTTAAAGATGTTCGTAAGAAAGAAGTACAGAGGAAAAAAGGTTAATGATAAATTCGTTTAGATCATTTCTTATTGAAGAAGACAAAACTGTATACTTTACTTTTGGACGTATGAATCCACCTACATCGGGTCATGAAAAGTTAATGAACGAGTTATCTAAAAAATCAGGTAGTAACCCATATAGAGTGTATCTATCTCAATCTACAGATAACAAGAAAAACCCTTTGAACTATAACTATAAAATTAAGACGGTCCGTAAATTTTTTCCAAAGCACGCCAGAAGTGTAATGCTTGATAAGAAAGTTAAGAATGTATTTGATGCAGCAACTAAATTATATTCAGAAGGATATAAAAACATCAATATGGTTGTTGGCTCAGACAGGATTAATGAATTTAAAAAGTTATTAGAAAAATACAATGGTGTAAAAGGAAGACACGGACTTTATAAGTTTAATAAAATAAATGTAATTTCAGCTGGAGACCGTGATCCAGATGCAGATGACGTATCAGGTATGTCAGCATCAAAGATGAGAAGTTTGGCGAGTAAAGGAGACTTTACACAATTCTCACAAGGATTACCTAGAAGTGTTTCGAATAATGAAGCTAAGAAAGTATATAATGAAGTACGTCGTGGAATGGGATTAAAGGAACAAAAAGAATATAAGACTATATTACACTTTACTCCAGTCTCTGAAGAAAGAGAGGCATATGTTAAAGGAAATCTGTTTGATATTAATGACAGTGTTGCTTTCGTGGGCAGTGACGAACTCGCTACTGTTACCAGTCTTGGAAGTAATTATGTCATTGTAGAATCTAATGGAAAGACTTATAGAAAATGGTTAACTGATATTCAATTAGTAGAAAAAGAAGAAGCAAAGAAAAAAGTGAAGCAAGATCCAGATGTCAAAAAAGCTCCTGGTACTCAGCCAGCACCTTACTATAAAAATCTTTCTAAATCTACTAAAAGTAAAAGACTTTCGCATTTTAAAAAACATGCAAAGATGGCTGACGATAATCCAGCTGCATATAAGAAAGCCCCTGGCGATGCAACTGCTAAAACTAAATTGAGTAAACACACTATTAAATATAGAAAAATGTACGGTGAAGATGCAGTGGATCTGGCCAAGAAAAAAATTGAAAGAGAAAAAATAGTTGATAAGATAAAACATGCTAGAATGTTAGATCGAGCTAAAGTTAGAAAAATTAAAAACAGGAGTAAAGCTAATGCTTAAATTTTCAACCCATGAAGAGTTATTCGAGAATGAAGGACTCAAGAAAAAATCGGCAAAGTCTGGCATATCTTATGGTACTTTAAAGAAAGTATATAATAGAGGAATGGCAGCTTGGAAAACCGGTCACAGACCAGGAACTACACCTCAACAGTGGGCAATGGCAAGAGTTAATTCTTACATTGGTAAAGGTAAAGGTACTTACTACGGTGCCGATTCAGACCTCAGCGGTAAAGGTAAAAAGGAATCTGTTGATGAAGCAATCAATGCTCCTATTCTTAAAACAAGCAAAAAGCACGATACTAAACATGTTAAACAAGCTATCGGTATTGCATCTGACCCTCGATATAAAAAAGGTAATATGACTGGCGCAGTTAAGGCTATGAACAAAATATCTCCCGGTCTTCATAAGCATCCTCAAGTTGCAGCAGTTTTAAGAAAACAAAATGAAGCTACTGTGAAAGAAATATCAAAGAATCTTGCAAAGAATTATATTGGCAAAGCTTCAAGAGATGTATTTCATAAAGGTAGAGCTGATGCTACACAAGATGCAATAGGCAAATTAGGTGGTAAGCATAAAGATCAAGATTACAATAAAGGTCCTGAAAGAAAAGCTTCTATGAGAGTACGTGGTATCGATAGAGCTACAAATAGGCTTATGAAAAAAGAAGCAATGTCTGATTCAGAAAAGAAAGCACATGACGCAGCAATTGCAGCATTTAAAATGAAAGGTGGTAAAGTAAAAAAACTTCCACCCGGATATGCTGATGGCTACCACGGAAAAGCAGATCCTGGCGCAGGTATCAAAGGTATGATATCCAAAGCTGATACAAAGGATTTTGGTACTAAGAAAAAAGTTAGGAGCATGAAATGAGTTTAAGAAGAGCAATCGCTGAAGTTTTAGAGCCTCAAAAAATTGAAGAAGGCGAAGACGTATTTGATAAGTTTGGAATTCAAATTACTAAGACTCGTCTTAAAAATGGTATAGGCTATCAAATCAATTATGGCGAAAGAGGTAGATACATTCAGGTTCTTAAAAAAGATATGAATAATCTTATGAAAGCCATGAAGACAGCAATGGACGCAAAATAGGAGATAAAGATGAGAGATTTCTTTGAATTAAGAGAAGCAAAATTTGCTGGTAACACCATTAAGATGTTTGGCCAAAAAAATCGTAGTGATAAAGATTTGTCTATGAGAAAAAAAGTTAAACCTGGAGTTGATCAGGAAAAAAAGAAATTAAACATTGCTAAACCCGCATTAGCTAAAGAAGATACAAGCTTTAAGGTTTCTATTGATGGATTACCAGATATGTATATGAATGATAAAACGCCTGGTGCATTATTACAAAAGCTTCGTAAAATTGTTAAGCAACCATCATTAATAAAAGATATTGATAGAACTACTAAAAGCAAAGTCAAGAAAGCTTACAGAGATAAAGCACAAGGTAGAGAAGTTAAAGAATACAAATATGATTATGGTACACCAGAATCTGTAAAGCTTATGAAGAAAGTAACTCCTGGCGAAAAAGAAGAAGGTTATGTGTCTATGGCTCAACAACGTGCTGTATGGGCTACTCGTAAAGACGGCGGTAAAGGACACCCTGATAATAAAAAAAGGAAAAAGAAATGACTTTAAGTTTTAAAAAGTTTATCGAAGAAAAAGATCCTAGAATTAAAAGAGCTGGTGTTGCCGGATTTAATAAAGCCAAACGAACACCAAGCCATCCTACCAGTAGTCACATTGTTGTAGCAAAGGATGGTGACAAAGTAAAAACTATAAGGTTTGGTCAACAAGGTGTAACCACTGCAGGGGCTCCTAAAAAAGGAGAGTCTGATAAACAAAAAGCAAGACGTAAATCATTTAAAGCTCGTCATGGCAAGAACATCGCTAAAGGAAAGATGTCAGCTGCGTACTGGGCAGACAAGGAGAAATGGTAATGGTCAAAGGTTGGATAAACGAAAGAATTAAAGAAAGAACAAGTATGGACGGAGCAGTGTGTATTGCTCTTGGTCTTATGATTTTATTTTTATCACCACTCGCAAAGATTGCAGCAGGTATTGCAATTGCTTATGGTGTTTGGACTATTTGGAAAAGTGAGTAATGGCAAAAGCTTTTAAAACTGTTTTAGAACACGAAGTTATTAAGCATGGCACATCTATTGGCCGTAAGCCTGCAACTTCTACTATGAACAAACATAAAAGAAGAAGTTTAAAACGTTATAGAGGACAGGGAAAACGATAGTGGCAATAGAAACTAATGAAGCAAGACTAGATCGCATCGAGCAAAAAATAGATAAGCTCGCAGACGCTATGATATCTTTAGCAAGAGCAGAGGAGAAGATTATAGCATTACAAGACGATCACGATAACATGAGAGATCGTATGAACAAACTCTCTGTTAAACTAGACGAGATACAGAAAACTTGTGATGAAAACGCAAGGACTGTTAGTATTATAAATAAAGTTGTATATGTGGCTGTTGCCGCAGCAATAGGAACCTACGTAACTCACGTATGGATGTAAAAGGAGAAAAAAATGGAAGAAAGTTTCAAGTATCATATACCTGAAGACATTCCAGCAAATGAAAGAACTGCCTTCCATGGCGCGGCAGCTGCAGCGGCAAAAGACGGAAAGAAGAACTTCAACTTTGGTGGAAAGACTCATCCGGTCACTATGAAAAAAGATACTGCAAAAGCAATTGCAGATCAAAAAGAATCAATGACTTTTAGAGAAAAACTAATGTCATTATACGAAGGCGATAGAGCGGCTCATTATAAGAGCGCAACTAAACCAGAAGAGTATGATGAAAAGCAAAAATCTTCTAAAGGTGCAATGGACATGATGAAAACACCAAAGAGTGTTGAAGCCGATGGTATGAAAGCTGCAAAAGATACTGCAGATGCTATCAAGAAAAGCGCACCCGGAAAGAAGATGAGGAAAGGTGATCAGAACAAAGGTGATCTTAATATCAAACCTAGTGCAACACCCGTAAAAGATCCAGCTGCAAAAATAATTACAGCGGAGGAATACGGAATGTTCGGCAAGAAGGTGACAAATAGTTTACTTAGAGCTATCTCTGTGGTTGAAGACTATACACATGAATTTGATGTGGATAGTGAAAAGAATGCACATCACATGGTAAAGAAAGCTAAGGCAGCTGGAATGAAAGCTAAAATTCATACCATGAAAGGTCCTGGTGGAGGCAACCCAGTTGTGCACATTGGACATAAAGATACTAAGCATATGCACAAATTTATAAAGAAGCATTATGATGATAGCTATTCACATGATGATTTAAATATTCACAAAATGTAAGGAAAATAATTATGGCTATATCACCACCTAACTTTCAAAAAGATGCAGTACCTACTCCATCTGGTTGGAGACATCCTAGAACAAACGAACTGTTAGTTTCAAGGAAAATAACAAGTGATCAAATAGATGAATATTACGGTGTTAAACCTACAGTCTCTATGCTAAAGGAATCTCCTACAACAATGGAAGAAGCCACAGCAGAACTTATTGTAGATGATACACTTCCAAGTGAGCTAGGATCTATGACAAAGATAGAACTTGAAGCAGTCGGGCGTGAACACGGCGTTGAACTTGATAGAAGAAAAAATAAGGCAGATTTAATTCAGGAGCTTAAAGAAGTACTTTAAATTTGAATATATAATTTTATGATTGTATTTAAAGAGTTAACTGAAAAAAATTTATTCTTATACGCGGCAAAGCATTATAAGAATCCAAAGTTTTCTGACATCGATGATTTTTATGAAGACTTAAAAAGATTTAAGTATATTAAAAGATTATTGAATCGTTATTTGGAAACAGATGAATTGCCCGAAAGACTTATATTAAATCACTTGATTGTAGTGTTTAATATGTTTGGCATTGAAGCTGCTTTGAATATTTTAGAATTAAAACTGGAAAAAAGGCATTGGCCAGTCATTAAAGCATTTTTAATATTTTTAAATTATATTAAAAATGAACAATATACTGGAATAACTATGGATCCTAATGTAGTTGATGTTTTAAGGAAGATTTAATGGGAATACTAAAAAGAGCAGCAGACATTACATACACTTTTCGATTCATACGCATGATGGCTATGGACTGGAAAGATTGGGATGCTTATAAATTAGGTATCATTGATGAAAACGGTAAAAGACTGAAGGATGTAAAATTGAACGACGATGAAAAAAGGTCTGCTTATACTCCTTTTATTCGCCTTGCCGCTAACCTTAAAAGGCTCGTTGCAAAACTTCCAGGAGGTGGAAGTAAACTCGGATCTTTTGCGTCAGCGCTTTTCCTCATTAAAGAAAAAGTCGGGCAAAAGGGAATAGAAGATATTTGTAAGAAATGTAATATTGAAGTATTAGATTTTTTAAATGAAAAGAATGAATGGTTTTTATTAGATGAAAAACAATTATCACCGGGTATCTATAGAGTTAAGAATGCTAAACTTATAAATGAATCTTGTGCAGAACTCGTTTGGCCAAAAGATCAAGTACGAATACAAGATGAATGTTATCCTATTGGCGATGTATTTGGTGTAGATATATATGAAGCATTACATGTAAACACTAATAAACAAGTATATGTAACTGCAAGTGAGTTAGTAAGGTAAAATAATAAGTAATGATATCTATATTATGTCTCAAGTGGGGTGATAAGTATGGACCTGAGTACGTAAACAGGTTATACAATCAATGTAAACACTTTATAAATTTAGATTTTAATTTTTATTGTGCCACCGATAATTCAAAAAAAATAAATCCAGAAATACAAATATTAGATTACAATGATTATACTATACCTATAGGTAAGTATGGTGGCAATAATCAAGGTAAAGTTTTTACTGCCGAAAAAATTAAGTTGATATGTGATAAAAGATTTTATGGTACGAGAGTTTTATTATTAGATTTAGATCTAATAATACTAAAAGATTTAACAAATTATTTAAATAATTATCATCCTAAAAAACTGGCACTTTATGAAAGTTGGTGGTATGACATCGAAGCTTTCAAAAGATTCTATGGCAAAGTAACTTGTAGATTGAATTCGTCGTTTATGTATACGTATCCTGAAAACGTAAAAATTATAAGCCAAAAATTATTTAACGAAAATTATGATTATTATGCTTTTAAATATTATTCTTTAGATAGGACAATACAATATAACTTCTTAGAGCACATTGAATTTCATAAAGATAAAAGATTATTATATTCATATAGCAATTCAAAAAGTAAAAGAAAATTAAATTACAAAGTTTGTATTTTTAATAACTCACACGGTAAAGGAGAAGACTTACATGATTTAAAAAACTGGGCCTATGATTATTGGAAAAGCTATGATTAACTATCAACCATATTTTGAAAATTTAGATTATTTTAGAAGGTTATTAGATTGTTTTAGATATATTAATAAAGCAAAGCTCGGTAAGACAGAAGAATTTATAGCTTCGTTTTCACCTAATCAATTTCAATCTAAACAGTGGCTTATGAATAAGATAGATGAATTAAATTTAATTACCAATAAAACAAAAGTGGCAGTATTAGGGTGCAAGTTCGGGTCAGTGTTATTTCCTGAGTTATTAAAAAGAAACGTTGATATGATTTATGGTTATGACATTGACAAATATGCTATTCCAGTAAGTAAGATGTTATTTAAAAAATTTGATAACGAATTATATTGTAAAAAATTTGATAAAGTTCAGTTTGTCAATCAAGATATATGGATAAAAAAACCACGCTACATTGATGAAACTAATATGACAATAAATACATCGTGTGAACACCTGCCGCCAATGAAGTATTGGAGTTACTATAAACATGGAACTTATGTTTTTCAATCCACTAATACTGATAAAACGTTCTCTGGTGATGTCAAACTTGGTCATATTAATTGTGTAAAAACTATAGACGATTTTAAAAGTCAAATGCATCCAATGCTAGAAATATTATGGTCTGGTGAAGAAAATATTGAATACACCGTAAATGGTAAAAGCTTTATGATAATTGGAATAATGTAATGTATAAATAGAAGTATGAGAATAGCTGGTAGACAAAAAGGTACTAAAGTAAAACCATATACACACATGCTAGTACAACCGAGTGCTCCAAAGTCTCGATACGTATTTGCTTATTACAGTTCTGAAGCAAAAGCAAAAGCTGCACATAAAAAATATGAACGGCTGATTGGTAATCCTTTAAGAGTAGTTAAACAATCTGGCAAAAGTGCAAACACAGATATGCATGAAGCTACAGACGAAATGGAGAAGATAGAAGTTATGCAAAAAGAAAATATAGAAGAAAAGAATTTAGGTCTATGGCACAACATTCGTATGCGTCGAGCATCTGGAAAAAGAATGAGAAAGAAAGGTGAGAAAGGTGCACCTTCTCCAGAAAACATGAGATCAGCTCAAGCCGCAAGTGAAGATGTACCATCTACAAGCACAGCATCAATACCTAACCCAGCTGCAACAGCTATGGGTCCAAACTACGTGCATGATAGAAGAAGGCGTAAAGATAAATTTCCAGTTATGCTAAAGCGATTTAGAAAATATATAGAAGATAATGGCTAGGCTA